CGGTAGAGGGCAAGAGAGGGATCTTGGAGGACTCGGGCAGCGATCAATCGTTGGTCGCGGGATGGGGTTGGGTCACTTACGAACTTAGGATTAAGTCCGTATCCGCCGAGATGAGCCGGCAGAGACCAATTAGGAGTGAAGCGATTCTTGTGCAGGTGTTTGAATCTATTCAGCGCCATGGGAACACAGGAAGCAGCCCAAGGGATGTCTTCGAGCATGAGGTTCAGTTCAGATGCAATACCCGTGGGAGTGGAATATCTTCCGGAGTCGCCAGATTTGATATTGTTCCCCGAGAGGAGGTTCAAGTTCAAATAGTGGCATCTCTTAACGGAGTATCCATTAACCCGGAAAACCTGGGAATTGATCTGGAGGAAATGTGGCGATAGGAACTGTTTACCAATGGAAATCTCGAATCCAGCTTCATTTGCTACTTGTATGAAAATGTCATACAATTCACGACTCGAGGAGAATGCTATGTCGTCACCGTTGACGATCACCGCTTTCTTGAGGTGAAGATAAAGTTCGCAGCGATCAGGATCCGTAGGATCCTTGTCTAGCCAGCGCTTTAAGGTAGTGAAGTAGATGGAGAGGTTGATGATGCAAAGTAGGGCGAATGAAAGATTGTTACCCATGGGCTGTCCATCGATGTATGGAGAGTCGAAACTGGGTTGGATAACTTCTAATCTGTTAAGAGGTTTTCCATCTTTCTTCAAAACCGGTTTCCCGTCTCTAATGACTGGTACTTCTCGGCATACTTTGGGGTAATGAATGGTTCCTGGGTGGAAGGCAAGGTGAGCAAGCTCAAACCAGTGGGTTCCACGGAGAGATTCAAGCGAAAGACGTGTTGCGTCGGCTTTTAGGGAGTCAGTGGCTCCGGAGTAATCGCCGGAACAATAGTATGTGAATCCAAACTTTTCACGAAGGCGTGGAAAGGATGCTAATCTGGAAACCATTTCAGTGACGGTTTCAGTTAGGTCGTTGGTGTGCATAGTTCCGTATGACGACTCCTTCCATTTACCGAGAAGGTAAGCGGAAAGGGGAGCATTGGCTGTAGATTTATGGCCATCTTGAACGCCGATAATACGGTATTTAGCTGGTTCAGCGATCCCGACGGAAATCATGTCGTGGAGTCCTGTTGAACGGAGCTTACCGTTTCGGAAGTGGCTTTGTGGCCCGGCGCAAGTTTCGCAAGCATAGACTATGTGATAGTCAAAATCTGCTTCGGCGTCTAGTTGTTTGAGTTGGTTAATGAGAATCGGGTCTTCAGAACATTTCTGTCCTGAATGTCTGTTGAGAACGTGTCGACAAGCAATTAACCAGTTTACTTGTCTTTGTTTCTCAACAGTCCTATCAATGGATGGGAGTAATCCGAATCCAAGGGCCAGTCTTTCAGGTGGGCGGTATAATCCGAGTGAACCGTTGTCAGAGACACGGCACTGGGTACAGGCACCACCAGACGGCTGGAAGGTGGAGGCAACGATAGGAGAGTTGCCGATTATTAGTTTGGAGGTTGAAATTATGGAAAGTTTGAGATCAGATGATTCCACTAAGCCATGGTCGGTTCCCATCTTCTTCGCATGTTTTTTGAAACTAGCGGCGAGGCTGGAAGGACTTTTGGCAGGCCAGTATTTTGGTGAACCTTTCGCCAAGGAGTATAGAAAACTCATCGAAGATTTGTCACCATGTCTACATCTCGCCACGGCGTGATTGATGTAGACACGGACATATCCCGAAAACAAGGGAAAGTCTTTAAATTTTGAGTTGTCACAAGGTGGTTCCATGTCAGTGGGGTCAGCCATAGCTTTAAAATACATCATATTGAGATGATATTTTAGGTATGTCTGAACTCCATCGAGGGGATCAGTGAGGAATACTTGTATACGTGAGGCCATAGTGTTAATCGAGGATTGGAATCGTTGGTAGTCCTGAGGACTAAACCATTCTGGTTCGTCGGATCTTTTTGCTATAATTACAAGGAGAATCGATTTGAGGTAGGTGGCGAGGGCATGCTTATCATTGCATGCGACTTCTCCGCTTGACTTCAAGGCTTGAGAAACGAGGTGGTCGACCAGCCTCTCACTGTTACGAGTGAGAGCTGGTCGGGCTGCTTTGGATATCAAGTCACTATTAGACATCGCGTGCTTGCAGTCAAATGCACAGTACGTGGGGCTATCGTACCAAATAAGTATAGTCCTGACAGAAATTCACTTTATC